CATGTCAGCGAATTTCTTTTTATTCTCGTCATTCAAACTTTTATGTACCATCAATACGGCATGAGCAGTTTGAACATCAACCTTACTGGCAGAACCATCTTTATGGTTTACTGTGCCATGACTATGACTATCTTTAATCTTTTGTAGTTGACCCATTGCATCAACTGCTTCGGCCTGAATAACAGGTTGAGAAGATGTTGCATAAGGTACAGCAAAGTCTTTATCTAATCTATCATTATGGTATAAAGCAATTTTAGTCCCATCAGGATACAAACGGATTGCTTTGCGTTTTAATACCAATACAAAAGGAGGATCTTGTGCTTCTGTTAATTGCACCACTTCTTCTTTTGCCAACTCAACTGTGCCATCTGCTACCGCTGGATTATCACCAAGTTTAATTCGATGAGCTTTATACTTTCGACCAGTCTTATCAATTTTAAAATCTGAAGTATCTACAATATCTTCTCTAACAGCCCGGCGAGTTTGTTGAAAGATTTGTTTATTGTTACTAATCAAATCTACCATTTTATTAAAAAGATTTTGAACAATCATTCTATCAGCAGGACTAAAGTTTGGTTTTTCTTCACCCATCTTATCTAAGATTTTGTGAATACGCTGTATCTGTGCCTTATTGGCAAGACCAGCACGAACCAACATATCAAACTTTGAATAGTCTGATTTTTCTTCTTCTAATAGAATGTTTTTAAAATCTTCTAATGACTTCATTCTTGTTCTATTGGTGTATCCGCAGTATTTTGGACTTCTACTGTATCTTCTTGCCCATTAAACAAAGCATTGGCTAATTCTTGTTTACGAGCATCTAGTGCCTCAAAGGCACGAGCAGACAATAAATCTGCTAATGTTTCTTTTGCATCAGAAGCTTGACCAGAAGCTAACTGATTAATAAATGTTTCTGCTGTCATGTTATTCTCCATTATCTCTTATTTATATTAAAAGCATACTTATTTACCGCATCATCCAACTGAGGAGTTAGCGACTCCGTGCCGCTGCTTTCCTGAGTGTTGTCCTCGGCTTGACTTGCTGCGTCTGCGTTGGTTGCTTGGGCTGAGGTTTCTTCGCCATCAGCAAGAACGGGTTGGCTGCCTTCTTCTTCAATTTCTTTCTCCATTTCTTCAATTTCTTCGTCAGTCATACGAAGCACATTTTTCTTAACCCATTTACTAGAGTAATACTTGCCAATAAATGGGTCTAACTGTGTTGCTGTTAATACACGCTCACGAATAAGTTCCGCTTCACGCATTTCAACAAAATTATTATCTTTCTTAAAGTCATAATAAATTGATTCTTTGAATTCGTCCCATTCTTCTGTGGTACAAATTCCTTTGAGTGCTAATTGAACACGCAAAGCATCATCAAAGATACGAGAAAACTTATTACGCAATCTAGCAATAAACTTACTAAACTTAACCTCATCACGGGTTACTTCAGTTGTTTTACCAATACCCATAATGCCTGCACCTTGCTGTGGGTCAAGGCGAGAAATTGGAACATTCAAAGATTGTAATAGTTTCTTTTGAAAGTATTGAACATCTTCCATTTGGCCAAGGTTTTGACCAGCAGGAAGTGTAGTAATCTCGGTGCCTTTACCGCCTTCACGGCGTGGTAACCAGAAATCTTCCAACATGGATAAATGTTTACGCTCATCACGCAACTCACCTGTGTTAGCATCATAGACTAACTTGTTGCGATACTGTGTCATAATAGAACGCATATATTGTTCGGCTTTACCTTTTGGTAAATTACCAACATCAATATAAAATATACGGCGTTCTGGTGCTCGTGATAGGCGATAGATTACAACAGCATCTTCAATCATTCTTAATTGATTGAGAGCTTTAATTGCTTTATGTAAATACGAAATTACAAATGTATTCTTTGCATCCATCAAACCAGAGTTCACATTAATAATGGACTCAGGTGCAATTCTTAAACCTTGATTTGTAGATGAAGTAAATGATTGTGTTGCCGTACCACGGTCATTGTAAATATAATATTCAGCTACAGACTTAATAATCTGAGCACCAGTTTTACCATCTCGGTCTTTTTGAACTTCACGCACTTTACGAATCTTGCGTGGGTCAATATAACGGAGCTCTTTGATGCCTTCTTTTGGTGAGGTATCGTTTACAATAACATGATAGTAAATACGACCATCAATATACCAACGTTTGAATAGGTCATCGGCAAGATTACTGAAGTTTAACATTTTTTGAATGTTGTTAAATTCTTCAATAATTTTTTTCTTAATTGTTTCAGGTTGTTTTAGATTATCTAAATTGATATCCATAACCTTGCCATCAACATCATGTGTAATAGCTTCATTGACAATCTCATCAATGGCCATATCACATTCTGGATGGTTAGACATTTCACGATAACGAGTAATTAACTCTAACTCATTACGAATAGAACCCTCTAGGTCAACATATGTACCATAGTGAGCATTTTGAGTAATAGTAACCGCACCATCATCAATGGTTTCGGTTGGAAGCGAAAAAGAAGCTTGCTCAGGTTTCTCAACCTGAACAATATCCTTTTTACCTAGTGTAAAGCCAAAAAGTTTTACCGCCATTTTATATCATCCTAAAAAGTAAAGAAGGACCGAAGTCCTTCTCCTTACACAACACCGGTTTCTACTGATTCCCACCACTGGTAGGACAGAGTTACGGTAAATTCTTCAATAGTATCGTTAGAACCCCAATCAACATCAATTGGTGAAACATCAGTTGGGAACACACCTAAGAATTTATACTTCTTAAGCGATTGTCCTGCTTTACCAAATTGTGTAACATCAGAATCAACTGTGTAACTACCAGGTGTCTGAGCTAATGGATTACGAACATTCAAACTATGACTATTGATGCCATTCAACCAACGCTCAAAAGCATTGCGAACAACAAAATCTTCATCGTTAATAATCGTAATTACCCAATCTTGGAATGTGCGATTGCCTGCAAACTTTAGTTCACGACCAAAGTATTGAACAGGAACTACACCAACTGTTGTGCCAGGTAACTGAGCTGTTTTGCACATGAAAGTTAATTTCTGTTGTGCATCTCCCGGTGCTGAGAATCCAGGAAACGGCATACTCACTTCAAATAAATTTGGGCGAGCACCGTCTCCAACCATCTGAGAGCGGAATTGATTTACATTAAATGCCATTGTTTTCTCCTATCTCTCTATTTATTAGAACCGGCCAACGATTTCTTCAAACGAAACACCTGTGCGAACTGCCACAAAGTTAAGTTGAATGAAGTTGACTGAACGTGCTGGTTTGATGTAGATATCGCCTACAAAACGATTACTGTCAATAACTTCTGGTGTATTGTTTGTAGTATCGCAAACAACACGGAAGTCAGTAATACCACGGCGACCTTGAACATCACGCAGGTATGGTTCTACTAAGTTTACAAACTGAGCACGAGTAAATTGGTCGTTGAATTCAAACAAGGTTGAACGAGCTGCACGAGCAATTGACTTCTCAAGCACAATGAATAAACGGCGAACATTGATGCGGTCAAATACTGAAGGACGATTTAACATTGTCTTATCGCCAAACAAGATTGTGCCTTCACCTTGGAATGTTACAACTGGATTGATACCTTGAACATACAAGTTATCACGCTCAGCTTTGGTTGGGTTGTATGCCAACTTAATAACATTCTTAATGATACCACGATTTAAACCACCAGGTGAGAACCATGGATCACGCTCAAGGTCTGTGCGAGCACAAACACCAGCAACATCACCATTTAATGGTACCCAGCGATACACATCGTTATACTTGTCGTATTGATATTTGTAACCAGAATCCAATACAGCGTAAGATGAACTTGTCAATCCTGCACGGAAAGAAAGAATACTTGTAGCTTCATTACCAGCATTATTAACAACACCTGCTTTGGTTGGTGACAAGAACACTAATGCATCTTTACGGGACTCAATAGTAGAAATCAAACTTGCTGCTACTGTTGCATTTCCTGGACCAGAAATAACTAGTGAAACATCAACAACATCTGGATTAGCAAAGTAACCATATGAAGTAATTATTTCAGAATTACCAATTGTACCATCTGCACCAGCACTTAACGATGAATACCATGGATTGTTTAGATTAGTATAATTTGTTCCTGCAGCTGCAGTTCCCCAATTGGAAGAACCTGGCTGATGACCTAACCACCAAACATATTGAGATTGATTATTCAATACAGTCTTATAGTAGTTTGAAGAACCATCATTATTGATTGCATCAGATGCTTTAGATACAAAAGCATATTTTTCTAATACTGTGTTTGCAGTACCGCCAAATTTACCATCTTCATCAACAACAATGATATGCATTTCATCTCCACTACCAGCTTTATCTGACACATAATCTGATGTGCCTGGAGCAACACCAAATTGGTCAGCATATTGCCATTTTCTTAGAATTGGCGTAGAGTTTGCTACGTTAGCAGTAAATGCGGTTGCAACAAT